GCTTTTGAAGCATCTTGAAGACTGCAACATGACGCACTACACCTTGCAATTGAGCTTGTACATGTACATCATGATTCGTCACAACAGAAGACTAACACCTGGGAATCTTGAATTATCTCATGTACTGTTTGAAATCGAAGGAAAAGACAAATACGATTTTCCTATTCTCAGACGAACACCAGAAGGGCACCCCATTGTACTTGACACGGTGAAATACACAGTGCCTTATCTGGAAGAAGAAGTTGTGATGATGCTCAACCACTTAGACAAAAATCCTCAACTACGATTTAAAGGTTATGATTAGATTGTTTGACATTCAAAACGGAAAAGTAACACCTACGGTTCATTGTCATACGCTTCAAACGTTGCGTGATATAATGGACGACTATCCTGTGGAGTACTTATCCATATATGGGTATTTGTTTTACATGAGTTGCCCAAATCCAGATATCAATCCGTTTTTTGATTATCCTGAATCTGACAAAGAAACGTTGATTTTGCGCGAAGTCGGTGGCGAGTTCTCAATTGATGATCCCATGATTGTAGAAGCACTCAAATTCTGCGGAGAGCTTTACGAAACTCCTACGTTGCGAGCTTACATAGGAATTAAATCAATGCTTGACAGACTCGCTAGTTATATGGGGAAAACACCTATTGAGCACGGTCGAGACGGAAATATTAACTCCATGGTTAATGCGGCCGCAAAGTTTGAATCAATACGAAACTCGTTCAAAGGGGCTTATAAAGACCTCATGGAAGAACAGCGAAGTAGTGTACGAGGTGGACAATCATTAGCATACGATCAATAACACGTAACATGGAAAACGGAAGCAGATTAAACCAGGGAAAAAAGCGCTGGTCGCTGGTAGACTTTAAAGCCTTAGAACCCATGGTTCAGGTTTTAGAGTTTGGTGCCAAAAAGTACGATGATCACAATTGGAAAAAAGGACTATCGTACAACGAAATGTGCGAAAGCGCTATGCGGCATTTGACAGCTTTCATGGCCGGCGAAGACGTGGATCCTGAATCGGGTGAATTACACATCGGTCATTTGCTTTGTAACGCCATGTTTATCAGCTGGATGCAGCAAAATAGAACCGATAAAGATGATAGATTCACCGGTTTTGCATCACCAGAAACAAACCCGTTTCAACAGAAACAAGAAGTGATAAAACCTTTCTGTGAAGTTTATGTAAAAAATCCACGCGAGAAAAACGATCAATACAAAGGTTCAACAGGGGTTCTTATACCCACCACACATTTACCCGGGGATTTAACTTGGCTGTCACAAACGCCTAATGATGATCCTGATCCAGCCGTATGATTTATACTACTATATCCACACTTGATCTTGCAACAAATACCTGGGGTAAAAAAGATTTTACAACAAAAGAAGAGTATGTTCAGTTTTTATGGACCCACTTTAAAGAGCCTGGTTTTTACAAGTTTGACGGCTATTCAGTTTCGTTTAATGCGCAAGCTAGAAAGTTTGATAAGCAAGGGTATTACTGTGATGCACCAGTACGAAGTAAAGATTACATAGAGTATTGGAACGATCAAAAAGATAAGTGCCGACAAGGTGTTTTGTTCACAAGTGACACTGGCGCGTGGTTTTTACCACGAGACTACTACATGTGGTTAAACTTTTTACCCATTTATAACAAAGAAGTAAAGCAGTTTACATTTCCAGATCTTCGCGATGCCCAGTACCACATGGCTTTGTATGAAGAAATAGCCATGCACTCTCAGAAACATGTGGCCATATTAAAAAAACGACAAATAGCCAGTAGCTATTTTCACTCGGGCAAGTTGATTAATCAGTACTGGTTTGAAGAAGGTGCTATTTGTAAAATGGCCGCATCTCTTAAAGATTACATCAATGAAAAAGGAACGTGGCGCTTTTTGGATGAATACAGAAACTTTTTAAACCAACACACGGCCTGGTATCGACCGTCCACACCAGATAAAGTTTTAAACTGGGAACAGAAAATAGAGATAAGCAAAGAAGGTCGTAAAATCGACATAGGTTTAAAATCAGTTATTCTTGGGTATGCTCTTGATAAAAACCCAACTAACGGCGTAGGAGGGCCCTGTACAATGTTCTTTCACGAGGAAGCTGGAATTGCTCCTCAGATGGGTAAAACACTAGAATACCTGATGCCGGCATTAAAAGCAGGTCTTGGCTATACAGGAATGTTTATCGTAGCAGGATCAGTAGGAGATCTTCTCCAATGTGAGCCTTTAAAAGAATTGCTACTACAACCTGATTCAAAAGATGTATTAGCCGTAGAAACAGATCTCTTAAACTCTACTGGTGAAAAAGCAATGTGTGGATTGTTCATACCTGAGCAATGGTCCATGCAACCTTGTATAGATAAATTTGGTAATTCTGAGGTTGAGCGCGCGTTAGAAATGATTAAAGCTCAACGGACTATCTGGAAGAAATCTTTGAAACCCCAAGAGTATCAGCTGAGAATATCACAAGGCCCCATCAACATAGAGGAAGCTTTTGCCACGCGCGAGCTTTCCATATTTCCCGTACACCTCACACAAAAGCAGCTACAAAGAATCAACGACAAAACATATCCGACCAGCTACGTCGATCTGTACCGAGACGATCAAGGAACGGTTCAGTCGAAAATAAGTCGTAAGCAACCCATTGACGAGTTTCCTATCAACCCCCGATCAGAAAACAAAGAAGGTGTAGTTATTATTTATGAACCACCAATCAAAAACCTTCCGTTTAGTGCTTACTTGGCTTCTGTAGATCCCGTTTCCGAAGGAAAAACAACCACGTCGGATTCGCTGTGTAGTATCTACATATATAGAACATCGTTAGAAGTCACGCTTCATAAGGCTGACGGGAGTACTGAACAACAAATACACGAAGGTAAAGTCGTTGCTTGCTGGTGTGGTCGCTTTGATGATCTCGACAAGACTCACGAAAGATTAGAACTTCTCATCGAGTATTACAACGCTTGGACGCTGGTAGAAAACAACGTGTCGTTATTTATCCGGCACATGATTGCTCGTAAAAAGCAGAAGTACTTGGTACCAAAAAACCAGATTGCGTTCTTAAAAGAGGCATCTTCTAATAGCAATGTGTACCAGGAATACGGATGGAAAAACACAGGTGTTCTTTTTTCCGAACACATGCTCTCTTACGCCATACAATTTGTAAACGAAGAGATCGGGCATGAAACAAAGCCTGATGGAGAAATCATGAAAACCATCTATGGTGTAGAGCGCATTCCAGATAAAATGTTGCTTACAGAAATGAACCAATATAGAAAAGGACTCAACGTTGACAGGCTTGTAGCTTTTTGTGCACTGGTTTCTTTTGTGAAGCTGCAAGACTCTGTAAAAGGCTACTCTCGTAAAACAGAGTATGAAAAAGAGCAACCTAAGCAAAATAGTAGTAAATTAATAGTAAGCCCTTTCCGGCATATTGGTGGACGTGGGGGTTCTTCAAAAGACTCTATGCGTAAACCATCCACACCATTTAAAAACTTTAATTAATGGCAACCATCTATAACGCCATGCAGCTCCGTAATGGAGCCATGGTTGAACGCAGGTCTTTGGGGCAATTGTCGCAACCTCTGCAATTTTTACGTCAAGCCGATAAAGACGAAGACTGGGCTGCTTGGAATATGGATTGGCTAGAACTCAAAGGTCAAGAGCAGATTCAAAGCTCAGCCCGTAAACTCTTAAAAAACTATAAACTAGCCAACGGCATCATTGATAAAACTGACTACATCGTAGAAGACGACAATGAAATGGCCGACATGATTGACATCTTAACCAAAGAGGATGACAACGCGTTAGAGTTAAAGTTTTTCTCTATCATCCCCAACGCTGTTAATGTCATGGTTGGTGAATTTGCAAAACGCTCTGATCGGGTTTTGTACAGAGCTGTTGATGATATCTCATACAATGAGATGCTCGATGAAAAAAGGGGTATGATTGAACAGTATCTCATACAGCGCGCTGAACAAAAGATGATGATGCAGATGCAATCACAAGGCGTTGATCCTGAATCAGAAGAAGCACAGCAGCAGCTTTCTGTGGAAAACCTGAAAACTCTACCTGAGATCGAGCAGTTTTTCAAAAAAGATTATCGGTCTATGATTGAACAGTGGGCTACTCACCAGCATAAAGTAGACGAAGAAAGGTTTTACATGAAAGAGCTTGAATTGACAGCCTTTCGTGATTCTCTCATTGTTGATCGAGAGTTTTGGCATTTTCAACTTCGAGAAGATGATTATGAAGTAGAGCTGTGGAATCCAGTACAATGCTTTTATCACAAGTCTCCTGATGTCAGATATTTTTCTCAGGGTAACTATGTGGGTAAAATAGATCTTATGTCTATACCCGATGTGATTGATAAGTACGGATATCTAATGAATAAAGAACAACTTGAATCATTAGAACAAATGTACCCAGTGCAATCCACTCAGTATATGATGGGTCATCGACAAAGTAATGATGGTTCTTTTTATGATGCCAGCAAATCCCACAAGTGGAACACAGATATGCCTTTTTTGGGAATGCGTCAGTACACGAGTGTCACTGGTTATCAAGGCACACTAACCGATGAAACTTTGTACAACATCTTGTCAGGTGCTGATAAAGATTCTTGGCATGGTCATGAACTCACCAGAGTAACAACGGCGTATTGGAAATCACAACGCATGATCGGCTATTTGACATGGCTTGACGAAGAAGGAGTTGCTCAAAAAGAACTCATCAGTGAAAACTTTAAGATCACCGATAAGCCTTACTATGACACTAGATTTGACAAAAAGAAGTCAGCGCAAAATCTAATCTTTGGTCAGCATGTTGAATGGATATGGGTGAACCAAGTATGGGGTGGTATTAAAATAGGACCGAATCTTACCGCAACACCTGGATTATCAACACCCGATGGCTACAAGCCAATTTATCTTAACAACAAACCTTTAAAGTTTCAGTTCAAAGGTGACTTTACGCAGTACGGTGCCAAGCTTCCGGTAGAAGGTGCTGTGTTTACAGACAGAAACACTCAGTCAACTTCTTTGGTGGATCACATGAAACCTCACCAAGTTGGGTTTAACCTGGTAAATAATCAGATCTCAGACATCTTAATAGATGAGCTAGGTTCTGTGATAGCCTTTGACCAGAACGCCTTACCACAGCACAGTATGGGCGAAGACTGGGGGCGTAATAACTTTGCCAAAGCGTACGTGGCGATGAAAAACTTTCAAATGCTTCCTTTGGATACAACGATTGCCAACACTGAAAACGCTATGAATTTTCAGCATTATCAAGTGTTGAACATGGAGCAAACCAACCGATTGATGTCCAGAATACAACTGGCTAATTATTTTAAGCAACAAGCTTTTGAAAGTATCGGAATCTCGATGCAGCGTATGGGGGAAATAAATGCCCAGGAAACAGCGCAAGGTGTACAACAAGCGGTTAACAACTCTTACTCTCAAACCGAATTATACTTTGTGCAACACTGTGAGCAGTTGATGCCTCGTGTTCACCAAATGAGAACTGATGTCGCTCAGTACTACAATTCTCACAACCCGTCCATACGATTGCAATACATGAGCAGTATGGATGAAAAAGTGAACTTTCAAATGAATGGTACCGATCTACTTAATCGGGATGTGAATGTGTTTGCAACTACAAAAGTAAATCATAGATATCTAATGGATCAAATGAAGTCTTTGGCACTAAGCAATAATACCACCGGAGCTTCGATTTTTGATTTAGGAAACATCATGAAAGCTGATTCCATGGCTGAATTAACCCATACCTTAAAAGACATTGAAGAAAAGTCTCAGCAGCAGCAGCAGCAGAAGTACAAGCAAGAGCAAGACGTGCTTAAAATGCAGCTACAAGCAACGATGGAACGTGAAGAAGCTCGTCAAAGATTTGAAGCAGAACAAAATCAATTTGATCGTGAAGGTGATGTTGAAGTGGCTGAAATCAGAAGTGCTGGCTATACAGGCACGCACGACATGGATGGTAACAAGCGCTCTGACTACATGGACACCTTGGATTATCTTGATAAACGACGTGACCGTCAGTCTGATGACAACTTGCAACGCAATCGCGATGTAATGAAACAACAGATGG